GAGATTTTACTATATCCTCAAATATGCAATACCCAGAAAAAACTATTGAATACTTTAAAGATCAAGATACCCCATTGGTAATACCAATTTGGCCAAATAGACTTAAAGATATTTTAGAACTAATAGACACTAAATTTAAATTTAATAATGGTAAAAATAAGCAAGTAACTATATGTATAGATATGACATCTAATGAAGAGGTTTACATAACTGATTGGGCCAATAAAGTAGCACATAGAGAAGAAATTAAGGATATAAGAGAACACGCTAAAATAGTTTTAGTAATTAGTGATTTTATTAAAGAGTAACTTTATAACTATCAAAATCTTTAAACTTTATTGATCTATAGACATTGTATCTATTTCCATCTATTGGATCTTTTACGCCATGAACAAAGTTTTTGTTACCAGCCCACATAACTAAAGAATTTGCTTTAGGTTTAAATTGATAATTTCTATCAGGAAAATATACTTGACCACCAGAATAATTATCATTAATATATATATTACAGGATAAATAACCGTCCCAAGCATTTCTCCAATCAATAAATTCTTCCTCTTTAGGCTTTTGTCTATTTAAGCCATCTATAATATCAGTATGTACAGGTGTAATAGCACCTGGGGTGGCTATAGTAGCAGCAAGTAAATGTGTGTCATCATCAATAAATTCTAAACCATAAAGTTCGGTTGCAGTTTCTATAATTTTTTTGTTATACTTATCTTGTATTTCAATAATTTCTGAAGTAATAACTTTATCTATCTCTTCTTGAATATGTTGTCTTTTTTGTGGCTGTGTTGATGATACCCAGTCTAAGAATTCCAACATTTTTTTATGATCATCATCATCCATAAAGTTTTCTTTAGTTTTAATTAAACTAATATCATTTCCTAAAATATCTACAAACTTATTCATTTTGTGTGATAGTCTTTATTCAAATCTCTTAAATATTGTAAGTTTGCTCTATAAGGAAATGGTATCTTTGCTAATCTTGTATCTAATTCTCTTTGTGTGATGTTAGAAAAAAATGCAACTATTGTATATCTTGGATTGCCCGCACCTATATCATGTATTTTATGCTCGTACACATAGGATGCTGGAAATAAAAACAATTGATTTGCTTTAGGTTTTATCTTAACTCCAAAGTGTATAAACTCAAGTTCTCCGCCTTCATAATCGTCATTTGGATAATAAACCATTGCCACGGTTCTTGGTGTTCCATAAGAATCATCTGGATGCATACCAAAATAATCACCCTCAGTATACTTACTTATTCTCCAATACTCTCTACTCTGTGGATCTAAATCATAATGCCAAAGGTATGAATCTACAATGTCTTCAAAAACTTTGCATAACTCTAAATCTTTTTCTGGTTCATCAAATGTTATCCAAGTGCTTACACCCTTTTTGCCAACATCTTTTGAAATTTCATTTCCTTCTGAATCATAAATATAATCCTCTCTAACAAATCTACCATCTTCATCTAATTTTTTGATATAGTCAATACCGCTTGGCCATACATTATTGTATATATGTATTCCTGGTGCTGGTTGTTCGTGTTTATAGTTGTTGCCTAAACGACTTTGAGTTATATTTATTTTTGCATTGGCTAATTTTATAGGATCCAATTAAATACCTTTCGCTATAACATTAATTATATCATACATAGATTAATCCTTTTTAATGTATATATCTGAGTATCCACAATATCCAAGGGCATATCCAACTACATACCAGTCGCTGTTGTTTAAAAAATTATTTACTGCCTCAACACACTCATATTCTTCTTGCTCAAAATAACTCCAAAAGGTGTAATCATTTATTCCTATGACTCCGCCCTTATTGATAAGTTTGTCACAGGCTTTTAAATAGCCAGATACTGAGTCATAGTCTTGAGATGCATCTATATAGATATAATCAAACTTTTGATCTATAGTTTTAATTGTATCGTTTATATCTCCAGCAATAGTTTTAATATTTTTATCTTTAAGTAGTTTTTTAACATAACTTTCATGATTTTCAGCAGTCCATCTTCCATACCTTGCACAAGGTTGATTAAAAAAATCTAATAAATATGATAAATCGAATTTTTTTCTATCTAATAACCATTTTGAATAATCTCCACCACCTGCACCTAACTCTAAATACAAGCCGTTATTGGGAATTATAGACAAAACATTTTCATCAAACCTGTCAGCAAAAAGTTTAGCATTAATTAGTTTTGATGTTTTTATATAATCAAATCTTTTATTTTCGCCTCTAAATTGCTCCATGCTATAATTGTAGCATATGAACTCTACATCACTTATTACCGTGGCCTGGGGCAATAAATATAAGATTGTCATTCCTAGGTGGTGGCACTATATAGAAAGAATAAGAATTAAGCCAGATGAAATAATAATAGCACATCATCCAGATGATGATACTGGTGTTAGAGAATTAGTTGAACAGCATAAAGATTATAATATTAAATTGGTCGAATGTTATGAAAGAAATTATGCAAAAATGGCTAACACAGCAATAGGAGCAGTAACTTCAGAGTGGTTTATTCCAATTGGATTTGACGATTTTTTGTATCCTAATGCATTAGATTTTCAAAAAGTTGTAAGACCAGATGTTGATATTGTGCTGGCTTCTAGAGATGTAACAAGAGATAACATTTTTGTAGAAACAAGACCAGAAAACTTTACAAAATTTCACAGAATGCTACAGCCTACAGCAAACTGGGCCTCGCTAAGTAAAGGTTTTGAAGATCATAGAGTTTTTCATAATAGCCCAATAAGAAAATCTTTATGGGAAAGACTTGGTGGATACCCAGACTATATAATAGCAGATTGGGCATTTTTCTTAATTGCGTTACAAAATAATGTAAAAGTTCAGCATTGGTGTGCGGTAACTATTCTACAATATTGTAATTCAAAAACACTTAGTCAAAGTGAAGAAGCCTACAATGAAATTCATGAATTAAGAAAATCTATGGGCTTAGAATGAAAACCATAGGGTTGCTTCCAGCATCTGGCAAGGCATCAAGAATGAATGGTTTACCTAAGTTTGCTCTTCCTTGTGATGAAGACAATACATCTTTAATAGAAAGACAAGTTCAACAAATGAGTTTTTATGTTGATCAAATAGTTATAAGCACAACCAGCAAGTGGTATGAGTTAGTAAAATCTTTTAATTTAAACAAGGTAGAAATTATTATAATAGAACCATCTACTATGAATGATGCATTAGTTAAAATGTCAGAACAATATAAAGCAGATAACTATATAGTTGGAATGCCTGATACATATTTTCAAGGTGAAAACCCATATATAAAACTATCAAGTTCTATTAAAAATAACATGATCTCCATTGCATGTTGGCCAATGCATGATGAATTAAAGGGAAAAGTTGGTCAAGTTGAATTAGTTAAAAACTCTATCATCGACATAAAGGAAAAAGTAAATGATTGTGATTATCCACATATGTGGGGTGCTTTTGCTTTAAATAGCACAATACTAAGCAAACTTAATAGATTTAATATGCATATAGGTGCAGACCTTGAATACTTAATAGTAGATGAATTAAACAATATGTATGCCTTTGAGGTAGATGGTGCATATTTTGATGCTGGCACCATAGATGGATATAGGGACTTGTTAAATAATATCTAATATGATATAATTATATTGTCTGCTCTTAGGAGGGACAAAAACAACTCGCTGAAAAGGAGAAATAAATGGTAACAACTATGTTGGATCTTTTTCAAGATCCTTTTTTTGTTGGCTTTAACCGTGAGTTAGAGCGTTTCAAAAAAGTACAAACAAACAGTACTGGGTATCCACCTTATGATCTAATCAAAATTGATGAAGATACATATGAGGTAGATATTGCTCTTGCTGGCTTTGCCAAAGATGATATTGAAGTAACCGTAGATAACGGTTCTCTTGTCATTAAAGGTGAAAAGAAAGACAATACGGATGATTCCAAGACTGTATATAAGGGAATAAGTTCTCGTAAATTTACCCGCATTTTTGCACTGGGTGAATATATGGAAGTAACTAATGCTGAATTGCTTGATGGCTTGTTGACTGTAAAGATTGAAAGAATCATACCAGAAGACAAAAAGCCTAAACAAATTCAGGTAAAATAGACTCATAGTTATTTAATTCGGATATTAACTAGAGGGACCTGAGCATGTCTGTAAACTGCTCTTTACTTTTTGATCACTGATTGGTATACTATATATATGGCTAGATCAATGGTTCCAGACGATGTGCTTTATCCCTTTGAAGAATTTGTTATAAATAAAAATAAAACTTTAAAAGGCTTTATATATGATTATTTTGCCAAAGAGTGGTATTATCAATGCCCTTCCTGTTTTGCTGACATTTATGGTCCTAGCAAAAAAGGTATAAGAAAAAATACTAAATATCATTACAAAGAAATTTGTGGTGGTGGTTGGTAGTGACTAAACAATGTGGCACATGTACAAAATGTTGTGATGGAACAACCGTAGGTGGATTAATTTATGGACATGGCTTTGGTAACAAAAAGCCTTGTTATTTTTTAGACATAGCAAATAAAAACTGTAGCATCTATAGCGATAGACCAGAGCATCCATGTAAGTCATATCAATGCATGTGGCTTAAATATGAAGATGTTCCTATGTGGATGAAACCAGAAAACTCTAATGTTACAGTGACTGCAGAAGACTATAATGGAAATAAATTTTTAATAATGAATGCTCAAACTAATGATTATTCAGCAAAGGTATTGTCATATGTAATTAATTATGCAGAAAAAAACAATATGAATTTAATTTATGATCTTACATGGGGAGGGGCTTGGATATTAAAAGGAGACAAGGATCAGTTAGCAGATTATATTTTTAATTCAAAATCTTTTGAACATATGCCATTAAACTTTACACATCATCAAGAAACTATATAGTATTATCAAAATCTTCAAACTTAGTCCAAAGACTACAAGAGTATCTGGTATTACCTTTAGTGCTTCTAACTCCATGCAAGTAATGTGTATTTCCAGGAAATGAAATAAGCATTCCTGGCTTTGGTTTGATTTCAAATTTAAAATCTGGAAAAAATAATTCTCCACCCTCAAAATCATCATTTAGGTATAATATATTTGCTAAATGACCACTCCAAAAATAAGGAAAATATTTTTCTTGAGTTTCATAATTATTCTCTTCATCAAATTTTTGTGTCCATCCTATTACATCTGTGTGTGGATCTAAATAAGTGCCTGATGGATGAAATGCATAATGAAGATCTATATCGGTTATTTGATTCATATTATAAAATTTTGTAGCATTTTGTGCTATTAAAGGAGTAATGTATGAAGCAAAATATTTTAACATTTTATTATCTATTTGTGTATATGATAAACCTTTGCCGTGAGTGTGATGAGTTTCGTATTCTGGTTCATGCTTTTTACATTCATTAAGTATGATATCAACTTCATCTTGTGGTAAAAAGTTTTCAAATATCCCAATATTTTTTGTATCAATACCTAGTTTTGTTGTAATGTTGTCTATTTTTTTAACTTTTGGTCTATAATAGTTTTCATCTATTTGATACAAGACTAATCTTCTTTCTTATGATTAACCACATATCTTGAAAACTTTTCTTTAATAGTACCATCTTTTCTAACACGAACAATCCATCCATCTTTTATTTGAAATGGATTATGAGCATATTTTTTAAGTCTGTTTTTTCTTAATCTGTTATTGCTCATTATAAAACTATTCTATTTGATTTGGTATAATCTTTACCAAAGTCAGCAAACAATGCTTTATCTTTTTCAGCATTAACAATTCTTCTTGACCATGCAAAACCAGCATCGCCACCCCATGCTAACCACATAATATATCCGTTAGATGGATTGGCTTGATTGCCCCAGTCTTTACCCTTTTTATCTACTTCATGACGTGAAAAATAAGAATACATTCTTTTTACCGTACTAAGAGATAGTGATTCTCCTCTTGCCAATTGTCCTGCACGAGTCCAACCAACTGATGTTCCAGCACCATTTGCTTTTCCATCTTCTTTAAATTTAATTGCTTTACGTGCTGCTGAACGTGCTCCTGCTGGTGGAGAATATCCATCTGCTTTTGACAAACCATCTGTTTCATAAACAACAGTATCGTCATCTTCCCAAAGATCATCTGCTTTTGCTGCAGGTACACAGTTAGGAACTGGCTTACCATTTGCTCCTGGCTTCATACCACGTTGTACATATCCATCCCAACATGGGGCTTGCTTATTCATGTTGCCGCAGCAATCACTTTTCATTTCATTTGCTTGACATACTGGACATTGTTCACAACTTACATTTAATTCTTTACATGTTGGACATCCGCAACCTTCATATTCTTTTTTTACATCATCTTCATCTTCTTCATCATCAGAAGATCCTGAAGACATAGACTTATCCATTTCTTCATCATTTTCCATATTAGGTAAAATCATTACATCTTTTGCTTTTGCACCAACAAAGTATTCTGTTTCTTCAAGTTCGCCTTCTTCCATTTCAAATAATTGAATTAAAATAGCAGGCTCTTCTGGTGATGCTTCAAGAGAATATTCTGATCCTGGCATACCAAGCATTCCTTCTGTCATTACATGAACTACACGACCAACATACATTTCTTCTTCATGTGGTGCCATAACCATGTCGCCTTCTTTAACCATGGCTTTACCTATATTACCTTCAGAACGATTAATAGCATAAATTTGTGCTGCTGCTTCTTTTGCTGTTTTATGACAACCCATGACTGTACCGTCGTCTTTTAGGGCAGGGTACCCTTTACATCCGTATGAGCCTTTTGCTCCAACATGATATGGCATAAATCCATTATACCACCTCTTGGTGCTATAATTTCTATATGGTTTATGAAAAGTATTTAGAGCAGTTTGACAAAATAGGATATTCTGAAAATAGGATAGTTACAATATCAAACTTTATAAATAAAAACAGCCTTGCCCTAGTTAATCACTGGCTAAAGGAATGTAGGGCAGAAGGTGGAATTGACAGAAATAATATAGATAACCAAGAAGTTATCAATATACTTATAGATAGTGAAAAAAGAATATATGATCAAATATGCCAGCATTATGCTATACCATACAATGTTGACTTTGATTATAAAGCCTATATACCAAGTCATTTAATAAAGTGGAATCTTGGCTATGATAAACCAATGCCAGTTCATTCTGATTGTGAACGTCCAGATGGATCTCCAGCAATGCATGATGGATATTATAAATATAATTTAGCAGCAATTTGTTATTTAAATGATGAATATGTTGGAGGAAAAATATTTTTTCCAGAATTTAATAAAGAAATCAAACCAAATGCTGGAGATTTAATCATGTTTCCAGGAAAGTTTAAACATGGAGTTACTGGAGTAATTAGTGGAGATAGACACACCATGTTAACTTGGTTTAGGTTTAATGTTGAGGATAATATTGCTGATGAAGATTTGCCATATTCTGGCACTGCTCTTGGTGTTTTATTTAATAATGAGACAGGCAGTTAATTAAAACCACCTGCCTCAAATCACACCTGTTTATTTTTTAGCAGGCTTCTTAGCAGACTTAACTGCTTTTTCAACTTCTGTTACATCTGGAAGTCTTCCAAATGCTTTATCGTTTGGATTAATTGCACGTAATGCTACTGGTGCAATTGCTGCTATCAATGCGTATGCTAGATCTTTTGGATCTGTTACGCCAGTCATATACAATGCTAGTGCAGCACCAAGGACAGAACGTCCGTATGATGCAAGAGCAGCCTTTAGTTGTTTGTTATCCATTATTTATTTCTCCTTTTTTCTTTGAGCACTCAATATGCTCAAACCTATGAGTAACTTTTCTTGGACCAAAAGTTTTTTTTGTATCCATTTTCCATTACTTTTTTAATTCCATAAGACATTTTTTTAAATTGTTTATCATTATATTCTAATCCTTGAGAAGTCCAATCTTCTCTTTTAATAAAAATCATTTGATATATTGGAGTTCCAGCAGGTATCAAACCTTCAAACCCTTTCTTTACCATAAAAGGTATTGGTCCATTAACAGACCATTTATCTGTATCTATAATACCATTCATTGTTAAGAATGGTAAGTCTAATCTATTTGCTGGATGAAAATATAATGTGCTATACCCTGCAGGAGTTTGAGGTTCCCACTGAGTTATCCAGTGAAACTCCGTAGTATAGTATCCATCAAAGTTTGGAAACACTCTTCTAGAATCAGTGTCATGTGCTCTTGTTGACAATGGTTTAATTGGTCCTGCCCATTTATAATTTAAAATATCATTTCCTGTATTTGGATCAGTACCTAGATTAACAATTTCAACATCACATATTAATTCTTGAGTATATCCAGAAGTTAATGCATCTATAAAAGGTGGACATTTTTTTGCTGTACCGTCTTCCCTATTACCTTTGAGTGTTGGTTGAAGAATTGGCATATCCTTAAACCATTTAGGTAAATAGTTTTTTGCAGACTGTGGTCGTGGAGTCATAAACTCTGCATCTTGACTAGATGGAATAAAGTTTACTTCTTGACTGTTGGTCATGATAAAAACATTGTCCTTTGTACCTGACTCATATGCAAGTCACATAAGTTTAATTCTCGTGGATGATCATTAAATATTCTTGTTGATTCTTCAGCACAAGAATATTCTTCACATACACGAAAAGCACTCCAGGCTACCTCTGTTGGGTCTTTAAGCCTTATCAAGATCTACCTCCTCTGGAACCAATTTCTTTAATTCATGAAATGAGTTGGATACAACACTCATTTGATCTCTAGTATCTGTATCAAAAATAGCACCGTACTTATCATGAAACTCTACAATTGGACGTAAGTCTGTTATGACATTGCCTAATGTATTTTGTACATTTTCTATATATTCAAAAGCAGACTCTCTAGACTGATTAAGAAAAGTTATAAAACCTTCTTGAACATCTGTTTTTACAGACTCTTC